GCATACTTTTGAATTCCTTTCATAATAAAAGCTACTTATAACATCGGTTTTGCTCTATTGCGGTTTTAGGCTTAACTGAATGTTTGGTTTGTATTTGTTAATTTTGTTTTTAAATCTAAACTTTTGGCTTACTTTTCCGCAACAAAGCAAAGCCGAGTAACGTTATAAGCCATTTATGTAATCCTCAATAGCTTCAAAATGAGCCAACATTAAAAACGCTTTATGACATTCAGCATCATCTTTCGGGTTTTTACCTTGTTTTAAAATTGGTTCACATAATCTACCAGCGTTTACTTCCAAGTGAAATTTTAAACGGCTTATAACAGCACCTAAACAAGATGGCTCATTTTCGTTTTCTAATAACCTTTTTTCTGTATTCATAATTTTGCGTTTTTAATTAAGTTTCGTGCTGAAAATCCGCCACATCGTATAGCACCGATACGTTAGCAGTAATTATTTGCTTAGGAATAAAACAACGTTTGACTCTTGACTTTATTTGTCCCCGACATTAATGTCGGGGACATTTAAGTCGTAAATATTACATCATTTTCTCAATTATAGCTTCTATTCTGCCTTTCATTCCGTGACCTGTAACTTTCAATACTTCGTGAACTTTCCAAAGTTCGTCTATAATTTCGTTGCGTTTTTCGTGAAATACATTTTCATATCCTGATTCGTAGGCTTCGGATAAGTTATCCCAGTGCGGTATAAACTCATCTTTAAAAGTTTCTCTATTCATAGGACTATCGCTATCGTGTAATCCTGTTTTGTAATCGTCGTAATTAAAGCTCATAATTTCTCTTTTTTAATTGTTGTTATCTGAGTACAAATATAACTCTATATTTTGAATTAAAAAAACTTTTTTTCAAAATTAACATAAAAAAAACCGTTAAATGAATAACGGCTTTGAAATAAGTGCTCTAAATGGTAGCAAATTCAAATAGACTGGTACACTATTTACTTAATTTATGCGCAAACAATTTAACAACAACTCCAACAGGAACTATCTTTGCAATAAATCTTAAAATTCTACCCGCGTTGGTAGTTGCTGGACTTTGGCTGTACTTTGTAGCCGCGTTAGTCAATAAGTTTTCAATTAATTCTTTTTCCATACTTTTAAATTTTTGGGTATGTTATCCCGTTGTTAGTAATAATAATTCCTTTGTCAAATCTACTTTTTAAAGTTTTCCAATCAAAACCAAATGTTTTCTGAAAGTGTGGCGCGTCTTTAAACTTTTTCCAATCACCGCCCCACTCGTAACCTTTACCTTTAAAGTACTCAGCGACTTTGTGCCAGTGTTCGTCAATTATCCAAGATGCACTTTCAAAATTGCCGTCTCCGTTTTTATCGTATAATAATACAACATCAAAAGCTAATCCGTAATTGTGCATACTTTGGAAAGCATCCGCATTTGTAACCTTAGGACGTTTTAAGAATAAAGCGTGTTGTTCTGCTGGACTTCTATAAACGTGGCTAAAACGTAGCCTTACGTGCTTAGGTAGCTTGTTATTACATTCTTTGTAATATACCATTAACTCCTCTCTAATTTTTGGGTGTGCTAATGCAATTCTTTCAAGTGTTATTTTATCCATTTGTTATCTCGTTTAAGTCTTTTTTTAATTGTTTCATTTTTGAAAGTAAAGATTTGATAATATCAAAAAATGGTTTATTACCTAGCTTTACACTATTTTCATCACAACTTTTAATCTCATTAAATACCCATACGGCAGTCATTGATTTTGCGAGTAATAATTTGATACCCATTATCGAACCCTCAAATATATAAATATCTATGCTAAAAGCTAGGATAATAGAAGCTAAATAAAAAAAAGATTTTACTACTATATTAAAAAACTTAGTACTTTGAAAAGACTTCCAGCCATTTAACTTAATTGTAACGTATAAAGCAGTGCAAGTGTCTAATGATATAAATAGTATCATTGTTAAAATTAATCCTTTTATTGGTAACAAAAAAAGGCTTATGGCTATTAATAAAGAGGATAATGTTTTCATACTGTCAAAGATATGCTTTTTTTGCAATGGTTTTTGTCTATAATGTCTAAAATTTTAACTAAAATACGCCCGCATTTAGTTAGGGTATTATCTCGCTCGTTTTTACCAAGTGCGCTTGATATTGTTTCGTTAGGGTTGCCAAATTGATAACCGTTTTTTTGCATAGAAAAATTAAGAAATGCCCTAAATTCTCTATTGCCGAATTTGTCAAGGTTTAAAGCAGTTTGTTTAAAATACCCCTTTTTGTTTTTTACACAAAAGTAATTGATAATTGATAACGGTAAAAATAAAATCCAAGCTATAATTAATAACATAATTCGATATAATTTGAGATTTGCAAATGAAGTCTACCGTATAAAGTAACTCCTATATTTTGCGAGCCTAACGCTTCTAATTTGACCAAACCGCTAATCCACTGCCCCGCTCTAATTTCGTCGCGTACAGGTATCAAAAGTTCTTCAATAGCTTTATGCTCGGCTTCGCTTATTTGACCGCTTAATTTAGCCACGCGAAACTCTGCGCTAATCTTTAAATAGGCGTCCATACCGTCGCGCTCCCTTTGTTGGTACTTCAAGAACTCAATTTCTATAAGCTCCTCAGCAGTTGGAATGTGTGTTTCAATCAATACGCCATCAACTAAACGCGGTTTTACAAATTGCGTGTTAAGTATAGGTGTGCCATTTTCGGGGCAAGTATCACTCATAATGCAATGAGTAATGTAATTTTCTGAATCTAAAATTGAGTATAAAGGCATAATTATTTAGTTATTATAAGTTGTGTTCTTACTACTGAATCGGTTGATACTGATAATTGAACGCTAGTGAATAAATAGTTGTCAACTGCTGGATTAAATGTAATAGATAGCCCTGTTGTTGAGGTTGCTGCTCTATCTGTAAAAGCACTAGCTGAAGCGGGAATTCTATTCTTTAAATTACCCCCGCTTATTTCAAATATTCTTTGAGTCGTTCCGCTTATTTGCGTGGCTGTAAAGTTAGTTGAAGATATTGCTGTGGACGTTGCAAAGTCACTTGAACTATTTACGTGCAATTTAATGTTACACGTCCCCGCAACTCCTGTTTTTAAAATGGCAAAAGATTCTAAGGAAAAGTAATCGTTTGCATTAAAAGTATTTGCTGGAATTAAAATACTGCTTCCTATTTGTGTCAAAGTTGTTGTTCCTGTTACTGCGCTTGTAGGTGATGAATCTTTAACTAAGTTAAAATTTCTAGTATTTAACTGAGTTTGAATACTAGAAGTGGCATCGTTAAAGGTATTTTGATTTTCCGTCTGATACCTTTTACCTACACTATCTGCAATATCAGCAGTAGTATATGATTCGATTTGTCCTTTTGTTATTTTTTTAGTTCCGTTCATTATGATGGTATTTTAATTACTGAAAAGTTTAAATCTGATACTCTAACATCAGCCGACTGCGAGTTTTTAACAAATAATTCTAAATAGTCATTAGCAACTAAATCAATTACATATTGCGTACTACCTGGGTGTTCTTGGTTAGCTGTTGCCGTTCTAATTGTCATTTCAGAGTTAGCCAAAATAGTTCCATTCTTAGCAATACCAATACTTATATTTTGGTTAGAGTTACCTGACCTAACTGCCGTATTTACGGTTACTAAAAATGAAGTATTAAACGCTCCTGTATAAGTTAATCTATTACTTGCATGATTAAATTTAGAGTTTGCCGTGTCTGCCGTAGTAGTACCTTGCGCCTTCACCCATACGTTAACATTCCCACCTCCTATGGTTGTATCAGTTCCGTTGTTAATCATATACATAAATCCACGAGTTGCAGTATTAGCAATACCTACGCAATTCACAAACAAAGCCTTATTTGAAGTATTAGTAACTCCACTTGTATAAGTACCACCTCCGCTAAAATTAATCGTATCTAATATATATTTTTCATCTCCAACCGTTGCCGAAGTGTTAAAATTTACGCCTGTTTCGCCACTACCAATTACAAAGGAAGAATAAATAATTCTTAACCTACGGCTTACAGTACAAGTCGATAAAATATTAATTGCGGTAGTTCCCGTTGCAGTATTAAATAAGGAGTTACTAAATCCAATCGTTCCAATAGTACCGTCAAAGTTAAAACCTCCACTATTTAAAAAGGCACAGTCACTCATTACAAAATTGGCATAGTCTTTAATCGTTCCGCCACTTGTGCAATTCAAAAGATTAACTCCGAACCAATCCAAAGCCGTAGTGGTTATGTCGCCTTGTAAATCAAAAACTAAAGCGTGAGTAAATGAGATGCTCCTAATCGGTAAGGAATAAACCGAAGTTATCAAAGCAGTAGCACCACTTAAACCTGTTGAGCTAATTGAACAATTTTCTGAACTCCAACCTACTATTACGGTATTTTGACCACACACTAAACGTGAGCCTAATAAGTCGATATGTTTTAAAAATAAGTAGGTATAATTTGCAACTAAAGTAATCACTCCACTTACAGGAGTAGGTAAATCAGTTAGGTCATTAACTTCTATAAATTCTGCGTGGTTGCTTTCATAATCAAAGGCATCTATTTCAGCCTTAGTGTAATAGTCTAGCACCCCAGCTACAGTAGGCGTATAAATAATATTAATTTTATCGCCACTTTCTAAAGTGTCTGCAATAGTTAAAGTTGTAGTTACAAATGAATATTGCGAACTATTTAATTCTTGACCGTTTACAAAGACTGCATAAATCGCACTCGGTGTACTAGATAGCGTAAAACTTTGCGAACTTGTAAAACTAAACTCTTGTCGTGTTAAAGGTGCGCCAGCAGTTCCACCATCTGCATAACCAAAGAACAACTTCGCTCCATTTGTTTCAGCTCTTGCCAAATCGCCTTCAATACCTCCTCCGTTGTTGGTTTGCATTAATCGACGCGCCCAAATTACTGCGGTATTTGTTGGAAAAAAGTTCGCGTAATCGTTGCCGGTTGTTGTTCCAATATTACCATAAATTTCAACGCGCCCGCTTGCGTTTACCCCTAAGGTGTCCGAAGTATTTACTAATGTTACGTTTCTAACTCTTAAAATACCAGAAAAACTAACTAGAGAATTCGTTCCAAATCTTACGTTTCCTAAAAAACTATTTCCAGAACTAAATCCAAGCGTATTATTTCCTAAAAAAGAAATTAATTCTAAAGGGTCTTCAATGTATGCGGTGTGTGGCGTTAATTTATACAAAAATCCGTTATTGTTTGCGAAATTTGAACCATTAGGAACAGTAAACCAAAACGTACCATTTGAAAAACTTTCATTTGTAATCGTGGCACTTGTGAACGTTCTAATATAAGCCGAAGCAGTAGCTAAATTTGTAAAGAAGTCACCCGATTTATCTACTATTTTTATAAGTCCTAAAGTTGCGCTTCCACCCGTTGCGCTTACAATAGGGTTTAAAGGGTCGGTATTGTCTACGGTTACATTAGTGCCAGCTACTACTGATTCTACATACGATGTTGGGATGTCCCCATCCCTATTAAAACCCACATATCTTAAAGCTTCTAATCGAATCATTAGAGCCTGAGAACTTGCGAACGTTTCCATAGTTCCGCCTGCAGTATCATCGTAAACGGTAATATTATCAAAGGTGTACTCTTTGCGACTGCTTCCACTTTCTTCTACTATTTT